TGCCGGACGGCTGCTGGAGAGCAGCCCCGATGTGCCGAAACCTGTCTGAGGCTTAAGAGACGCGGACGTGACGAACCAGACCATAAAGGTCAGGAGGTAAGGCCCGAATACTAGGGTTTTTACGGCTCAAGTGCCTACCCAACCCGGGGACCTCCGTGAAGATTGCGAAATGATTCGCCAAGACCACGCCCGAAAACCGACTAGTTGTCAAAGAAGGACAACATCGGGAAGAGAGAAGGAGAAACAGAAGACTACAGAAGAGCGGCGGCGGCGCCGACAGCGGCAACGACGTCCGCTATGTCTTCGACGCCGTTCCCCACCGAGGACGCAGCCTCAACACACCGTGACCACAGAGAGTCCGATGAAGGTGGGTGATACTCCGAGCCCGCGTGAGCGGGGTTCGAAGGATCAAAGCGCACACGCCACTCGATCGTGACGACGTATTCGAGTTCGATGCCGTCGGGATTGTAGACAAACATAGGGGCAAATCCCTGAAATTGAAGTCCAAGAGTCCCGGGGTTCCACGTGGTGGCACCTGGCACGACAAGACTCCGCTCGGAGAACTCGGCGAGCTTCGACATATTGAAGGGGACAAGAGAAGTCTGTGTCCCTCGAAGCGCCAACTTACCGGCGGAGCACATCCGTGGAGAACAAAACGAGACGAGGGAGTCGGCGTAAGCCGCCCAAGTCCGCGGATCGTCCATAAGGGCAGGAACATTGTTCACCCGTCCCTGGTAAACGATACCAGAGGTGGTCTGCAGAGCCCCGGGGTTCATAACCTGAACGGTGAAGGCTGCAGGAGTCACCCTGGAATCATTGAAACCAGAGACGTTGAGGCCAGCGTCAATGATGGGAATCACATTGTTGATTCCGTTCATAGGATTGACGTGACCTCCACCGGGGTGGGTTACACCCACCACGGCTGCCCACGGAGACTCAGTCTGAGCGACCGGAATTGCCGTCATTGGTCCAAGAAGATGGACAACACCCGTTGAAGAAAAGCGAGTGGTTGTTCGGCAAACCATGTATGGTCCGGTGGCTCGGGGGAGGGCGAGATGATGGGGTGATAGTGCGTTGAAATAACCACGCATTGGGTTACCAGTACGCCTCCGGGGTCGCCGCCGCGCGGCTCGTGGAAAGGCCTCAATTGTGACCTGTCCCACACCCTGTTTGATCCCCTCAAGGGGCCGCCGGGCGGCCCTGCCCCACCTCCGAGGAATGGAGGCTCCATTCGACTGAGTAGTAGTCGTCGTCACAGTAGTCTTCTTGTTATTGGCTGCCATGATGCCTACCAACGCCGAACTGAGTCGGCGGGACCCTCAACTCCGGTGGGAGGAGGTTCCGTAGGCATTTCGACCCTTAACTTGTTTGTCGCAGGGGTCTCATCAGTTGACATGCGACCGAGGCGGTATTTCCACTCTCGAGGGTCACGCTCCGCGCGGCGGAGACAAGACCGGAAAGACCGAAGATCGGCCTTCGAGAGGTACTTTACCGACCAGCTGACGTCACCGAAGTACGTCAAGGGTCCGCCAAACAACTGGTAGTTTAGCGCCGGAAGGGCGGCTGGCAGCGGTAACTCGTTCTCCTCAGACCATTCGGACTCGTGCACTAGTCCTACTGGATAGCAACGCTCAGTTCCAAGGTGCTTCTTCTTGGCCAGGATGGTTGCGTCGTCGCAGCCCTCCAGAAGATAAGAGCCAGGAAGCTTGTGCTCCTTGGGCGGAACATTCTTCCAGACCGAGCCGACCTTAGCCTCTTCGTTGTCCGCCCAAGTGGCGAGATGACGATCGTAGAGGAATTTCGCCATCTTCTTTTGATAGGCGGTATAGGTCGGTTCGAGTCCGGGAGGGGGGGTAACCCCCAGTGAGCCCAAGGCATTCGCACCAAAGACGTTGACGTTGCCATTCAGAGTTAAGTCACGAAGCGCCGCTTTATTGTAATGAATGAACCTCCGCCAAGTCCGCTCAGGGTTGTTGCACTCAGAGAGGAGTCTCTGGAGCTTGCCCGTGAGAGGCATGCGGCGGTTCTCAGGTCGGATCGAGGCCGATGGGATCAAGAGACCCGTATTAAGAAAGCCGATCCGACGGAACGTACAGCGACGCTGCGAGTACATGAAGGACTCGCTGTTTATCGTGACGAAATCTGGAGAGATGTAGTTCTTGCCGAGGGAAAGGGTGAAACCCACCCGACTGATCCAGTCCTGCCACACCTTATAGAAGGCGTCGTTGGCGAGGAAACAGATGTCGTCCCCGTTGACAAGAACAGGAAGGTCGTTCGGCTGAAAGCGCCGGCCCGTGAACTCCTCTAGGGCAGCCCAGTACGCCACAAGATTAATGGCGCAGAGAAGGGGGAAGCTGAGGACGCTCCCCATGAGCTGCCCGTTCTCCATGAGGAACGGGTCCGAAGAACCGACACTAGCAGTAACTGCGTCGGCGACCTTCTCACCGGTGTAGTGGATCGAATGATTCCCCGACACCGCTCTCCAGATCTTCCTCTCCGTGGGAGTCGCCTGAACAGCATCACAATAGGCATCTATGCAGAGCCTGTTGATTTCCGAGCCCAGTCCATCGGTAGCGGCAGAATAGTCTCCACTCACCCACTGATCGAAAGGCAGATCGAGAGAGCTCGTCTGCCCACGAACCCATCCAAGATCGTCCTCGACGAGAGGAGATCCGATGAGCTTGAATTGTGGGAAGTTATCGTGGAGGTGCCGCCACATTGACTTCTGGGCACTCATGCTGTAGGCGTAACTCACAGGACTACCGGCCGTAATAAGACGGCACTTTAGTGGCTCGAGGATGGGCTTCACGTCCGCTGAGCACAAACCGTCGCCTCGAAGGAGTTCGGGCGTTCGGTAGAGGAGTGCATCAGTGGCGTGACACTGACCCTGGGGGTCCGAGACCTCCATGAGTGCCAGTTTCCCCAATGCGGCGTACCCCAGAGAAGGGATGCCGTACTGGGTCACGACCCGTCCCGAGCTTGGATCATAGTCCATGGAGAGAAGCTCATTGTGACCACACTGCCAGTAGTCTTTTGCCAAACGGGCAAGGGCTCCGACTCGGCCCCCTGCTCCCCTGGAGTACCCAAAGGAGGCTTTAATTGAGCAGTTGTGTTCACGGCGAGCTATTCGACATTTTCCCTCACGATTATACACCTTTTTCCACTCCCCGTACTGACGTGACGGGGTCTCTCGACGCCAGAGGGCGGAGAACTTGGCTCTGACATTCCGACGTGTATCGGGGTCAAGAGCGGGAATCGGTGTCCGGAGGGCTTGTTGATGCTTCGCGAGCGCAGCGGAGATGAACTCCTCGTTCACCTCAGCACAGCCGCGCTTGACGCCCTGAAGAAGGGCCACGAAGACAGTGCACGAGCGTACCGACGTCGTCCGGGAAGCCAGAAGGTTCCGGAGATGCCGGTGAGTCCGACCCGCGAATGGGAGTCGGAAATGGTCTGAATCTACGCGCGGAGGGGGTGGCGGCAGTGGGTTACGAAGCCACCGCGCCATGGGCCAGGCGGTAAGGAATTTCATCCGCTTGACCTGCTCCTCACCCGAGTGGACGTCCATAAGCCAACGATAGGTCGGCACGAAGTCGAGGACATCAGGACACTCGAGGACTCGGTCTGCATCGCTAAGACACTCTGTCAGTGAGCGCAAGAAGGCGAATGCCGAGAACGCGTAGTCTCTCTCTTCCCTTGAGAACAAAAGCAGCAGGTGGCTGGATTTGCTCTGGAAGTCAATACCGAAGCGAGTCAGAATCGGACCTAGATCCGTTCTGCTGACCCGCTCCGGCATCCAGACAGATTCGGCGCCATCGCCGACAAGGGCTGCTACAACCTCATCGAAGAACCTCACCGCAGCAAGTGAGGGCCTTTGGCTGTATTGTGGGTCACCACTCCCACGATTCG